GAAGATGCCCTCGCCAAACTCCGTTCATATGGGTTCAATGTCGATAACCCTAAGAACGGGGAATATGTCTGGAAATTGCAAACTGCACTCATACTCAAGCGCGAAGAATTACTCGACAGTCAGAACCGACCCGTTTCATCGATGTCGGAAGCGGGAACCAGTATTTCATTCAAAGACATCACAAGCGAGATCACGGCACTTGAAAAAGAGATTGCCGACCTCATCTTCATGTCGTCCAGCAAGTTCATTGTTGTCGAGCGGGACAACTATTAACACTTCTTTTTATATACTACCCTCGATAAACTTCAAGGCATGGAAGAGGACATATGCCCGAACGGGGGTTTTTGCACAACCAACTGTCCACGGCGCATGGACGGGTCGTGCGCACTCACCCGCACGAAACTCCTGATTTATACGGTCGTCGTCGACGTGCTCGCAAAGCGAGTTTACTCCGAAAACTACATGAACGCGCTCGTATTTGTCCCGGAACCGAACCGTGACCGGGCAAAGGTCGCCGTGTCATGTGGGCGGGATGGGTGCCATAGTTACCTTTACATGAGCGAACTCCAATACATCGACTTCACCCGTTCGTTCTTCAAGAAATATCGCAAAATCGTCATTCCGTGCTGCTCCCAATCGTGCCAAGAGGCCTTGCTCGTTCGATTGAAAGACGAGATAGATTTTTCAGATCCTCGATTCAATCCTGATGCATGCCTACCGACATCGACCGATTGAATTATCCCTTTTCCATCCAGCGAATCGCGGTTACACCCGCATACACCGACCAGGAAACGGGTCAATATGTCCCGGCGGTTGAAACCGCCACTCCACTCGAAGGGAACCTCGGCACGGTAACTTATGAACGGGTGAACCGTGATCAGACCGGCATTCTAAAACTCGGGGATCGGATATTTGCAACCGGGACTCCCCTCGCCAATGGTGACAAACTTCGGGTTGCCGAGTCCGATGGAAAGGTGACAGAATGGCTCGTCGTGGCGTGCCTCGGGGAAACCGCACAGATGCAGAAGTTCCTCAACATCACCCGCCATTCATATGCCCTCCGTCGCCTCGGAACCGTAGCGGAGGGAGAACCCTAATGGCGGGGCTGCTGAACAATGAAAATCGATGTCAAAGACATAGACGATACCCCGAAACTCCTTGCGCATCTGCAAGCCGTCCTTGCGGATGTCGGGGGTGTTGTCGGGGATTACCTTGCGATGATGATACGTCGCCGCATCGAGAAACAAGACCCAACATGGCCCCCGAAAGCAACGAGCACCCTGAACAGTAAGGCGTATGGCTATGGTGCGAAATGGAAACTCTGGGTGCAGACGGGCGAATTGCAGAGGTTGATCACGGCTCGCGTCGAGCGTGGGTTTCCTACCATGGTAAAGGTGGGTATCTTCGACCATGAGAAAGCACAAATCGCTTACTGGATTGAAACTGGCACGACAAAAATGCCCGCTCGCCCGTTATTTTCCGCGGTTGCGGATGAAGAAGTCGAACGGGTGGTCACCATTGCCCGGACGGAATTACGGAAGCGTATCTGAACCCGACTTCCATTTTTAAACAATCACTGAAAACGCTATCGGTATGGGTAACTCGACATCGATAGAGATTGACGTTGACGATCTCGATACAAAGAGCGTCTTTTTACTGCTCCGGGCCGACATCAAATATCTCACAGAAGCCGTGATGCAACTCAAGTCGCAGGTGGCGGCATGTGATACTGATGTTGCAAAGTTCAAGTCTGATACAGCCAGACAGATTTCTGAAATACAGTCGATCATCGTGGTCTATAACACGTATTTTAAAATCCTCGGGGTCGTGTGTGGGATGCTGACAACAGGGTTTACGGCAATCGGCGTAGGGCTGATTCTATGGTATCTTACGGGGTCACCGCAATGACAAACTACGACTTGAAGGAACGGATCTTCAAACTGATTCCAAAGCAGTATACGGCTCCGTGCAGCACGTCAACAGCGTGGGTGGAATTTGCGGATCTCGCAATGATCACCGACAAATTGGAACAGTATGACATCGTGATCACCCTCCGGCTATACGGGCGCGTAGATACTCCGAAGTTGATGAACAACCTAATCGCGGTCGATCTTGGAGAAGAAGATGACCCAATCACCGTGAAGCGTGGGAAGCGGGTTCGACAAACGTTGTCTATCGCCGTACACTCGAAAGGCACTCCAAATGCATCGGCATCCGATATTGTGGAGTATTGTATCATCAGTCTCCATGTGTGGGTCATGCAAGTGCTCGCAAAGGTCGTCGAGGTCGAGGGAGTCATCGGCGAACAGGATTTCACAATGCTGGAAGATGGAACCGGGCGCAAAGTGCTGGACGTTGCAATTCGGGACATTGTTTCTTATACAGAGAGTGAGACACCTATCGGTGAGATAGTTGCACCAATTGTGAAGGAGGATGAATCGTGAGTGAAGCCATCACCCCTAAAAACGTCATCACCGGCTTGTATGACGGAATGACCGAATGGAACGGTATCACGGGCGTCGACCCGGCGATCAAGGCTACATCCGGGTATAAACTCGGCTATGTCATTGGGACGGCGATCCGGTGGGCGGCAATCTACTTCGGCGTCAGTGTGGCGGCGGGGGTCGCATTCTGACGTTCATTTATCAAGCAATGCGGAGAACTGATAAACCATGCCTGATATTGGACATGCGGTAACCGTGAACGCGGCGCTTGTCTCGACACCGACGGGTGTGACCGATTGGGGCACCCCGGTCATAGTCGGGGAGTCTACGTTCGCGACCAAGAACACGCCGAAACTGTATTACACAGCGGGCGCGGTTCATACTGATCACGGGAGCACGAGTGACATCGGTGTAGCGGCGACATCCATCTTCGCACAAGGCGTGCGGAAGTGCTATGTCGTTTCCATCAAGGTAGTCAGCGCGGGCGCCCCGACTGCGGAAGAGATCGAAACTGCACTTGCAACGCTGACCAACTATGCAACCGAATACCTCATCGACGGGGTATGTCTTGCCGGAATCAGTGACGTGGATCTGCTCGCGAAACTCAAGGCATTTGCCGATGCGAACAAGATCATCTTCACGGCAACACATGCACCGGGCGCCACGGTGGGGGACATTCTCACCATTCGGAGCAGCGTCCAGTCCGAAAACGGTTACTTCGTTGCCTACGCCGACCCCGAACCCGTCGATGATGTGGCAGCCGTCGCCCTCGGCCGGTTGCTCACCCTGAAACCGTGGGTCACTCCACTCTGGAAGCCCGTGGTGATGGATACGAATGTGTTCTTTTCACCGACCGATCTCGTAACACTTGAGGCGGGAAATGTGAATGCACTGATTTCGCTATCCGGTAAAGTTTGCCTCTCCAATGGTCTGACAACGAACAGCACTCCGCTTTACATCGACGTCACACGGGCGAAGTATTACATCACTCGCCAATGCCAGCTCGCTGTTGCGAACTTGCGGATGCAGATGGAGAAGATACCCTATACGCAGAACGGTATCGATTACGTGAAGGGTGCTCTCGGGGCATGTCTCTCAGATATTCAGCGGGCGGGTGCCATAACCGCGTTTAACGTCGGCGTTCCCGCTCTCGAATCCATCTCTGAGGCGGATAGGGCCGCGCGGCGTCTCACCGGGATCACGGTGTCCGTCGTACTTGCAGGGGAGATCCACACGTTCAGCATTGACCTCACGGTGATGATGTAAGGAGCGTGAAAAAAACATGGGAAAGGATTGGGATTTCAGCAAAGTTGACCTCAACGTTGGCGGGGTTATCGTGGATGAACCCGTTTCGTTCACATGGAACCCCGGCGATGAGTTGACGCATATTGAATCGAGCAACGGGGTCAGTGGTTTTAACGAGGGGCACCAAAAACCCACGGCGACCCTCGTCGTCAAGGCCACTTCTTACGCTCTCCGGCGTCTGACAGAGATTAAGAACAACCGGGAACGGGTGCAGGTTACGTTCAAAGCACCGGGCATTCTCGTCCAACTTTACAATGTGCGGATCAAAAGCATCAGTTATGGCAGCATTGGAGCGGAAGCCCCGGACGTAACCATTGAAATGCTTGCGCTCCGGTGCACCGAAGAGATCGACCCGGAAGCGGCATAGATATATAGATATGCCGCACATCTTTTTTTATGGCAGCAAAACTTGCACCAACTGACGACGAAACCCGTATTGTCAGAATTGACGAGGAAGAATATACCGTCCGTATGCTCTCCGACCTCGAACTACTCAGTGTATATGGCACGGGTGACAAAACCAGTGGCGAGGCATATCGCGACATCATTCTGCTCGCTCTTGTCGAACCCAAACTCACACGGGATGAAGTGTCGCGTATGCGGGGCGGGAAAATGATCCGACTCGCCAGTGCGATTCAGGAACTTCACAAAGATGCATTGAAAAGTTTTCGCGAATCGATTACGAAAATATCGACCTAAAGGTTTCCGCAAATCTCGACTACTACGTTCTTGCAAAAGAACTGCACGTCCCGATAGAAGAGGTTAAATCATGGCCTCTAATCAAATGTCTGGAATGGATGACGGCCCTCACAATGATTGCCGAACGACAGAAGAAGCACATTGAAGAGGCGAACAGCGTATCCGCACACCCACCCGGAAGCAGAACCGTAACGTTTAATGGCAACCGGGTCAGATTCCATTCCTAACATTTTGACAAACTCCCGTGGGGTAGCGGTAAGCCCGCTGGACTTTGAAGAGGTTGTTTCCCCGGTTTGCAAAACCGACCTGTATCCTGCCCGGACTACAAGGCAACCTCGAAGTAATCCGGCAACCCCGGTTCGAATCCGGGCGGGAGGGTTTCGCCCACGGTTATTTAAATCCGAGTCCGACACGCTTTTTTAACATCCAAAGGGAAACACTCTCATCATGTTCGGACTTATCCGCAACCTGTTCATCGGCGTTCAACTCCAAGACGAGTTCAGCGACCCACTCGTCAAGGCCAATCAAGAAGTTACGAACTTCAAAAATGACGCGGTCAAGTCGTTTGAAGCGGTTGGGAAGTCCATCAATGATGCCGCGAAAGAACTCGCAGGGTGGGGCATTGCCCTATCAGCAGCGGGTGCAAGTAGTCTTTACTACCTCACAAGTGGATTGGGCATGGCCGACCAATTCACGCAATCCATGAAAGTGTTTCGGCAGTATGCCGGGGAAGGCGCTGACGAACTGTATCGGCAAATGACCACAATGGCAGACGGCACCATTGACAACTTAACGTTGTTGCAGAACGCGAACCGTGCCATCGTCATGGGTGTAAAAACCGAATACCTGCCGGAAATGATTCGGATTTCCCGTGCAGCGGCGCTCGCACTCGGAGAGGATGCAAACTTCATGTTCGAATCTATCGCAGTTGGAACGGCGCGTCAGTCCAAACTCATTCTCGACAACCTCGGCATCCTGCTTCACAACCAAGAAGAGATTTACGACAATTATGCAAAGAGTATCGGAAAGGCGAGCGCGGCTGCTCTAACCGAGGCAGAACGCACAATAGCATTTCAGGAAGCGGTTATCGCTGCCGGTTTAGACATGGCGAACAGGGTCGATCTGACTGCGGAATCCATCACCATGACGTATAACCGGGCGAAGAACGCGGCAAAAGACTTCCAGATGTCCGTATCCCAGGGTGCGATGAAAGTGTTCCAACCGATAGCAGAGGTCGCCGCGAACGCTCTCATCTTTGCGAAGATGTTACCCGAACCCCTGCTCGCACTCATCGGGATTCTCGGTAGCCTCGCGTCTATCGGGTTGACAGTAGCCGGAACGTTCATGCTTCAGGCAGCGGCGGGTATTTACTTCATCAAGTCAATGCGAGAATCCGTAATCATTCCCCCACTCCTTGCACGGGTGCGCCTCGCCATATCAGCCACAACGTTGAGTCTACAACGGCTCGGGCAACAGTCAACTATCAGCCTCGCCAAAAACGCAGTCAGCAGCGTAACCACGTTCGCCCGGACAACCATTGCAAACTTATCTACCGTGCGCCTCACCTCTCTTGCTACCGGAGGGGGTATTGCAAGTATGGGGGTAACCGGGATACCGGCTCTAACAGGCTTGACAGGCGCGTTTGGTGGGGCTGCTGCGGGCGCAACGGCATTCGGCGGGGCTTTGTTAAGTGCTCTTCTCCCGGTGCTCCCCATCATAGCAGCACTTGTCGCGGCGGGTCTGTTACTTGAACACGCATGGACGCATAACTTCCTCGGAATTCAGGACGCGGTTGCGAAGGTCGTGGAATACGGACAAACCTTCTTCGGCTGGATTATCGAAGGCGCGAAGATATTCGGCGGTGCCATTTTCGAACCCATCATGGAAGCATTACGTCCGATTCTCGAAACCCTCGGGCTTGTCAATGAGGCGGGTGAAGATTCCAAGATCCTGCTTACCATTGTGGAGGGGTTGGGTGCACTTTTCAAGTGGTTCTACGGGATTATTGAACCGTTCGTCCCGGTCATCAAAAACATCATTACCCTGATTGGGAAGGTCATCGGGACGATGCTCTCCATACCGTTTAGGCTCATGCACCGGCTCATGGAAGAGACGATTAAACTCGCTGAATGGCTCGCACCTCCCGTAATTGCGTTCGCACAAGCCTTCGCAGATGGAATTGGGCGCATCATCGCGTTGATCAAGGATTTCCTCGACAATCCCTACGTTAAGTCCTTCCTCGACATAATCGGCTACCTGGCACACTCGTTTGGGGGGATTGCAGGCGGACTTATAGAGGGAAAAGACATCCGGGTAATTGCCATGGAACAACAGGAACGGGCGCGAACAACCGCTCAAACCATTCGTGCAAATTTCAACGAAGCGGTCGTTTCAACCCCATCAGGCGGGAATGTAGATGTTGGGAAGGTTGAAGTCAAGGTTGATATGTCGGGGATGACCGTGGATAGTGAAGAGCGGGTAAAGGAGATTCAGAAGATTATGGAACGGGAGAGTGGATATGCTCTCGCAAATAAGTTGGGCAAGGTGTTCCGCACCGAACTTTCGTCGTATGGGTATTAGGAGTGCACCATGACAAATTACGAAACAATCTTGATAAACGGCATGTTGTTTACGGCGGTTGTTGGAATTGACTACGACCAAGATTCCAACTCACCGTCGCACAAAACGGAAGATGGGTTTGACATTACTGACCATTTGGAGGTAAATCCCCCAAAGTTTTCTATTCAATTTTACCTCGATCGTTCCTTACAGGAACACCGGGCGTTGAAGTCCATTGTCGAGTCGGAAGAACGGATCAGCCTCACCACTCCCTTCGGGCACTATGACAATGTGGTTGTTGACAGCATCCGCATGAACGATGGGACGTCGCTCACCCATATACAGGCGAGTATGGAAGCACACCAAATCAGAGTCGCCAGTCCAAAATATGCCAAATTCACACTTCCAGTTCCCGTCACAACTGGCGAAGAATCGACCGATCCGGGCGTGGTTAAGACACCTGACACGAAAACAGTTGCAGATGCCCCTCGGCCAGAAAGCATCCTCGACAAAACCATTGGCAAATCAGTGAACGCATGGGTCAATGGGTCGGATGAAGCGAAAGAAACGGCTGAATCGCCATATACTGATATGGACATTGTTGAGGTGGACTTCTAATGGCGACGGTGCAAGTGCTCCCATTCGATTCGCGGATTGGGTATCCGCAACTCCGAGATGTGGCGATTAACAATCAGGTGTATCGGCTGTCCTATGAGTGGAATCCGCGCGGGTTCGCCCGGTTAACGATTACCAATCGTTCGAGCGGGGATGTGGTTTGGAACGGTAAACTGACACCTCGCTACTGTTTCGATGCTAAAGACCGAAATGGGGTGACATTGTTTGGGATTATGGCATGGGTCGTGACGCCGAACATAGCCGAGGTGTGGGTATTCTATGTCTGAGTTCTGGAAACGATATTGCCGGGTTCAGTGCGGTGACCGGATATTCGACATCAAGAGTCACGACATCGACTTCAATATTACCGGGGGTAATTCGACAAACGCTAATACCGCGACAATCGGCGTTTACAACCTCGCAAAAAGCACTCTATCGGCGTTACAACCGGGTATCGCCATGCAGGTGGATGCAGGGTATCAAGATGACCACGGTATCGTTTTTTACGGCGTTGTGGACTCGGTCGAGAGCACTGTTGATGGAAACGATGTTCTGACAACTATCGTTGCCAAAGACCACATGAAAGCCTTGCAAGACGCTCCCGTTTACATCGGTTCGTTTCCAAAAGGAACCCGTGTGAGCGAGATTGTCCGGGCGATCTACTCGGCGTCCGGGGTGCCTTCCGGGGTGTTGATTGATGGGGGTGTCGTTACAACCCGACCGTTCACATTGGTCGATGTTCCGGCAACCCTGCTCGAAACTCTGGTCAAATACACCAATGGCGAAGTTGCGAAGTATAACAAGAACCCGCCAACCTTTACGGCATACATCGAACATGGTCAAGGATTCTTCGTGCCGACGACCTATACCGATGCGAAGGTGATTGTGGTTGAATCGGCAACCGGGTTACTTACAGTGGAACCAATAAAGGAAACGGCAAAGGCATCTGCATCCGAATCCGCAACGGTATCCGAAGAACCGACTCAAACGGCAACCGGCACCGCTCAACAATCGTTGAACCTATCCACGTTGTTCCAGTGGCGCATCCGTGCAGACACACCCATCCAGTTGAATGCCCGCGAATATGCCGGGACGTATAAAGTCACGAAATTTACACATACGCTCTCCGGCGACGATTTCGAGACGAAAATGGAGGTGAAGCCGATATGAACGATTTTGTTCACGCGGTCGTCAACATGGTCGATAGCAAACTCGCGGGCATCAACACGGTCGATGTGGCGATCTTAACGGAGTTCGACCCGGCGACATACCGGGCAAACGTGCAGTTGAAGCGGAAGGTAAACGGGAGAACGGTTGAAATTTTCAATGTGCCGGTGATGTTCCCGTCTTACAACGGGTGCGCGTTCGTCATCCACCCTGCACCGGGCGATGTGGTGCTTGTCGTCTACTCCAAGTTTGAGGTGGAAGAACAACTGATTAACCGGGATGTTGTCGAGGTAAACGGGGTGCTCCGGTTCGACCTCAACAATGCCGTGGTAATCGGCGGGCTTGTCACCACACAGGATTTGCCGGTTGCAATCGGGGTTGATGAGGT